AAGAGCATCAATCTCTTGCATTGCATCACTAATCTTCTTGACTTTCGTTATTTCGTCCGCCATTTATCCTCGCTGTTGTTACGTCTTTTTCATTCTTTAAGGCTTCTTTTGTCAAAGAAACATTTTCTTTTAACTCACCTAAAGCATTCTTTGCAGCACTTTGATCTATACGATCAGCTGTTTCCATTAATTTAATGGTAGTATCAGCTTCTATTTTATCACGATCCATGTCAAGTCTTGCTGCATCCATTGTTGTTTTAGTTTGCATATCTTGTTGACGTGCCATTGCCTCTGCTGCTCTTAAATCAATCTCTTGTTGTTTTAATTTAACAAGAGGATCTTGTTGCTCACGTTTAGTTCTTTCTTCCTCGTCTCTTGCAAGTTGAGTTGTTATATCCGCTTCTATCTTTGCAATTGCATTTGCTTTTTCAACAGCCATCTGTTGTGCTTGCATTTGTAATTGTTGCATGACTTGTGGATTTGCTTGATTTTGTTGCATTGCCATTTGTAATTGTTTGTCTTGTTCTGCAAACTGTTGTTGAACTTGCATACCAGCCATTGCAGCAATATGTTCTGACATATGTGATTGTAACATAGAATACAAAGGAGGATTAATTTGTACCATCCTTGTAAACATAAATTCAGCATGTGCTTTCATATGTGCTTGATGATCTTGCTGTGGAAATACTTTTAATGGTTTACTTTTCATAGCCATAGCATTTTCTATTGCAGGACTCATTGGTTGTGGTTGATTTTGATCTGGTTTTAATATTGCATCAATATTATCCACGCCCATTGCTTGATACATACGTCTATATGCTTCACGTATGTTATGCATTTGAGGATTAGATTGTGCTAATTGTAATTGTTGTTGTGCCAACATAACTCTTTGTGACATAGAAAATATATTAGGGTCACTTACAGGAATAATATCAACACGATCATCAAAGTCAGCTTGTTTAATCATTCTGTTACCACCGATAACTTGGTATGGATATTCTGGTGGTGTAAACATTTTTATAGAACCTGCTAACAACTTAAATTCTTTTCTTTGTGAAAAGTGTAATCTTTTTTGTATTGCACTCATAACTTTTGTGCCACGTTCTAATAATGCTAATGTTGTGCCAACAGGATTCTGTTCATTACCTTCACCCATCTTCATATCTGCTATTGCAGCAAAAGATTTTCCTGCGTCAACAGCAAAACCTAATAATGCAAATAAAGTTTGTGATGGTTCTTTGTATGGTAGTGGTAACAAAGATTCTTTTATTGATTGTCCTGTTACATCCACATCTCTAAATTCACCTGGTTGTAAAGGTTCATCGTGATCACG